TTCTTTTCTTAACTCAGATTCAGATTTCTCATCCTTTTCTTCTACATTTGTTGTATTGAATTCAATATTAGCATTTTTTATTGGCATTATAGTTCCCTCACTTTAAACGCAGCCGTCCTGATTGCCTCTCTAGCACTAGCAGTGATGCTTGCTGCTAAATCAACATCAGCCCATCCAAATCCTTGAAATGCAATGATTCCATAGAAAGAAGCCATCAATCTCTTGACCGCTAACTGATTGTTGTTCCATTTTACATATTCACTTTTACTTTCACTTTCTTTCATCTTTGCTTTGTATTCGTTTCGTAATTCTTTCAATTCTAAGACTGCTTTAGGCAACAAACCTAATTCGTCTGTCTTGTAGTATCTCATGTCATAGTTTTCGATTTCAGAGAAGTCCTTTGGCGTTGTTATGTTAACACCAAATTCAGTTGGTGTGTCCGACTTGGTTTCCCAAGAGATATTTCTAGCAATCATCATCGATGGGTACAATCCTGCGAAGTCAAATGCAGCCACACCCAAATGAAGGCCATTTGTAGCCTCACTGAGGGGGTCATACACCATTGCGCCATCATAGTCTACCCTGTCTCCTTTCATGCCCGTAGGAGCCTTCCATGAGGCATTACGCATGAAGTATATCCCACCCATGTTTGAGGCGTAGAAACATGCATCAAATGGAGCAATCAGTAAACGTTGTAAAGATAAAATCGCTTCTGTCGTATGATTCTGCTCATCTATCTTCACTAACAACTCAACATCTTTCTTTGCATATTCAAGATAGGTGTCGCTGTCTTCCAACCATCCTCTCCTAAAGAACTCGTTCTTATCAGGAAACTTCTCGCTGACTAGTTTCTTCTCGCCTAGCACGTTCTCTGAAACATAGTCTAACGATAGAGATGGCAGTGTACCTCTTTGTGCGTCATTCCATTGACGTTCAAATGCCAAGTCTAACGGAACACAAATGCGACCCTTGATTGGCTGTGCTATCGGACTGTAATTATTTACAATGTTTGGATTCAGAATATTGCATCGTTGCTTTGTTGACCATCTAATACCATCTACTTCTTTGATAGGAGATAACTCCCTTGCTGGCACATCTAAAATGTCCATCCTCTCCAATAACTTAGGCAGGTCGAACTTCCATCCGAACCAAGAGATAAGCATGTCAGGGTCTTTCTCGTTAATCATTAGGATGAATCTCTCTAACACAGTTTTCTCTGTTTCATTAGAATCAGGCTTCCAACTGAGTGTATAGTATTCATCATCGTAATTATCGTAAATGACTATACATGTTATTGCACCGTCATGCTCACCGCCTTGCATCCACTCCATATCCCAATACCATTTCCGTAGTTTGTACTCAGGTATGCTCTCTATCATATCGACAGAGTATCGATAGTGATGTCTGACATCTGCCTCGTATGTTGGGTATGCTCTGTTGTGAAAGTATGACTTTACCTTCTTAGTATACTTAGGGAGGGATGGATACCAAGTAACCTTTGCTAACTTGTCACCATCCAAGTTCACCCAATCACCAAACTCGTATCTCAACTCAAGTGGAAAGGTGGAACCCCTGTCTCCCCAAGACTCGTACAATTGTATTGAACTAACGCTATCAACAACCACAGGACAATCCTCCTTCACAAAGAAGTAAGGAGAGAAGTCGGAAAAACCAACTAGTTTCTCCTCCCTCTTTCCTTGTTCGTCTCTCCATCTGAGAGCAATACCATGTTCTGTATTTGCTATTATCATATACAATCACCTTGTTATGTATGGGGCTTTAATCAATACCCTATCATCTGTCTTCCAAACTAAAGGACTCTCATCCTTCAAGAATAGATATATTCCTGTCGTCCCACGAAAGAACTTGTGGAAATGTCCTGTCACTTCTACTGTTGATGGTTCCCCTTCAACACCTGCTATTACTCTAGTTTCTATCTTGTCTATCTCTGACTTGAAACTAGATAGCGTTAGATTGTCTCCATCGTAGTCAAATCGATATCTAGCATTGTTGATAGTATCGCATCTCTTTACTGCATCCTTTAAGATATCAGGATTGACTAGAATAACAGTCTCAAAATCAACGCTACCAAACTTAGGGTTGTCAACATCGATATCATATCCCTGTATCCTAGCAATCATAGCAGAGTGAGGATGATGTGTCACTATTGGAATAGAAACATTACTAGTTCCATCTGATAGTTTAATGTAGTCTCCTATGTCTATGGTGACACTATCATCAAAGGTCTTGAGATACTTCAACATCTTCTCTATTTCTATCACTGCTATATTGCTATCTGACTCATTTGGTTCTGTAACATCTATGACCACTCTGCAAACAGTGGTTGCATCTCCGTTGTACAGTGCTAGTTGAGTATCATTCAACACCTCTAGCATAGCATACCCGGACAATGAACCATTCTTGGCAGAGTCTCCATTGTGATACTTACCCTTTAGATGGACATCTTCAAGGGCATCACTCAGCGTTTTGGTTTGTATCTGTATTTTCATATTCATTCCTCATTCAAAGTTCACCTGCTTTAATCTCAGGGAAACCGTTCCATTCTACTTTACCATCTTCAATGCTCAGAACCTTTATTCTCTTACCGATGAGTTCTGGTTTTCTAGCACTAGCCTCAACCATAGCGGTAAAGGTAGCACCGTTCTTTCTGATGTCTCTAGACATCTTCACTGTAGCAGTAAAGATATCCTCTGTTGATGAGTGCCAGTTAGCCTCAACACCTATTGGGTTAGGATTACCAGCATACTTGTCCTTTGAGTGCGCAATCACAATCCTGTGACATGGCATCTCTAGTATCTGCTTATGTAGGAAGTTCTTGTAAGGTGTGTTCCTATCTCCCCAAACATAAGGCGCAGCCTTCATCACCGTATCGGCATCAAGACCATGCTTGTTTCTCATGTATGTCTCACACACATCAGTCAGAAGTTTATCTGCACCATCAACTATGACAGCCTTCAACTTCCCTTCCTCAAGGAACTCTTGTGCTAATTGATAGAATGCTCTAGCATTGTTCATAGTCTCATTAAAATCAACTAAACTACCCTCTTCTCTAACAATTGGATTGTAGACAATTAGGTTCTCTACGTTGTTGTAATGATTTCTTTTTACGTCTATCGCTCTGTTATCAAAGTCAAAGACCATGACTTTCATATCATTCTCGATATCTTCATCTGTTAGTATGTCTAGAGCCGTTGCTGATTTAGCAGACTTAGGCTCTCCCCATATTCCCAAACAGAGGTAGGAGGTATTGTTCTCCTGTATCTGTTTGATGACTTGAAGTAGTTCCTTCTTGCGAAGTGCATACTTACCCTCATCAGTTTCGTTCTTCGTTATCGCTTGCTTCTTACCTGTTGTTGACCAACTCATATTCATCACCATTTTTATATTGATTAATATCAAACTCTATTCCAAACCATGAGCCTAAGATGTGATTTAACTCTTCAAGGCTCACTCTTATTCTAACCTCCTTAGAGGTGAAGTGAAACTTCAACCAGTACAGTTTAGTTTCAGGGTTGTACTTCCATGTAACGAAGTCAACGCTATCCAATGGGAAAGCGAAACTTCTACCATGAAGTACATTTCCGTCAAGAGTGTATTCCATGCGAACACCTCAGTCGAAGAACCAGTCTTCGTCCTCTTCAACGTACTCAATCTCTTCAGGACTGCCACCACGATTGTTAACAACGAACAAGCCTGATACGTTGATACTGGTCGGGTTGCCGGGAGACTGTGAAGTTCTACCTACAACTATGATGTTAGAACCAATGCCAAACTCTATGTTCACATTCTGTGGAATCCAACAGGTGGTTCCGCTAAAGCCATCTCCATCCCAATCTATCTCAGTGTTCAAATCATCGATGTTGACGATTCTGTTACCGTTTGCAGTTGGGTTCATGTTTATGCTAGTCACGCTTCCGTCTGTGAAAACAAACCTGTCAGCATATGGCTTCATCGATACCTCTGAGTGATACCTATCGATATCAATCAAAGGACTGTAGTTACCCTCACAGTGTTGCATCAAAGCATCTTGAATAGATACTTCCGATACGTCCACATACAAATCTGATTCAACTGGAAGGTCAACATTGTAAACCAAGGAAGTCAGAGTAGTATCTGTTCCTCCGCTTATAGCACCTGCTCTGAAAGAGTTTGGTATACAACTGAAGTGTACAAACTCAAACGTCTTTGGTTCAAAGTCAATACAGGATGCTCCTTTGTAGGAGAAGTCCCACTTGCCCATCTGTCCATTCACTTCACCAATGAACACACCACTTCTTCGATACTCCTCTTTTACCAAGGGCTTACCATAGTTCTTGTTCCAGTCACCTTCTCTTGTATCTAGAGGCACGATGTATTTGCCACTGTCAACCTCTACATGATTCTCAGGTAGTTTGCCAAGGGTCTTGACAACCTCATTACCCCTGTTAACCATTCTTGCTTCGTATCCATCACCGTCTTCTGTGAAGATAGCAACTTTACCTGCGTTGTATGTCATTTCACTGTCTCGCATATACTCATTCGTAACTCTGTCACGATTCATTGCACCCATGTCTCTTGCTTCATTCAAAGATATGAAGAAACCAAAAGCGTTCTTAAACAAACCACCATCGTCGTTTGCTTGCTGTGTTGTTCTCTTCATTGCACTCTTTGAATTGAAGAAGAACTGCTTCCAGAGTCCACGGGCTAATTGTGGCTCTGTGTCAGGACTAACGTTGTTCTTGGAGCATATCTCCTCAAACTTCGCCATAGCGTCCTCTAGGCTCATGCCTAGTATTTCTGCGGCTTTTTCAATATCATTTCTTATTTCATCATTCATATTCTTTTTCTTTCATGTCTTATTTCCACTAATCCTTCTGTTAGCATGACTATGCCACACAGTATCCAGAAGAAATTGGAATCTACGCTGATGTAACCTATCGTGTTTAGTACAGGTAGCACAATCAGCAATGCGCCACCTAACGCTATTATCTCATAGCGGAGTAGTAGATGTTTGATATCTTCAATATCCACTACACCGTCTTTGTTCAAATCCATTTTCATATTTATACCTCATTTCAATATCTCCTTCTTGGGGAATCTAACCATCTTATTATTTGTCTTAAAATTACCAATCCCATTAATAGTTCTATCATCAAATCAACTGGCCTACTAACCATGAAGCGAGTAGTTTTGGTGTCATGTTGCTACTTCTCCACTCAGCCTCTCCGATAGCCCTTAACATTTTGAACTTCTTGGTTGATGGCATATCAGTTTTAATAACTACATCGTGAAGATTCACGCATATAGTCCTCATATCAACTGAATTGTATAGTAGAATGTGCATCCTCTCCAAAGAATTGTCATAGTTATTTTCATCAATCAAGTTTAGTATCTCAGTATAGGGTTCTAGATTCTTGTCTATTTGTGTAAGTAGTGAGGACTTACTGTAGATAGCAGCCTGAAGTTCAGTAAGCCCTCTTCTCATGTCTCCATTCAGAGACTCTATGAAGGTTTCTAACTCTTCGTCGGATACATGACTGATTTTCTCGGTTTCCAATATTTCAGACAGCATCTTATGCATAGTCCTAGATTGTAATCTATCAAACCTGTAGTTAGCACATCTAGATTGCAATGGGTGTATTATCCTGAATCTATCATTGCAGGTTATGATGAATCTACAATTATCTGCATACCTCTCCATGATTCTCTTCAGTGCGTTTTGAGCATCCTTGGTCATACCATCCATCTCATCTAGAAGTATAATCTTGAAGGGAGCATCACCTATCTTTCTAGTGGAGGCAATCTCTTTGATTTGATTCCTGACTGTCTCTAGTCTTCTGTCGTCCGATGCATTGATTTCAAAGAAGTTGTTATCCACATCCTCCTTGAGAATATCATTCGCCAATGCAATACCAGCAGCAGTTTTACCCACACCTGCTATTCCATACAGTAGAACATTAGGCATGTTGCCCTGCTCTACCCAACTTTCTGCATCAATAGTGAAATTGTATTGTCCAACAATATCACCTAGTTTCTTTGGTCTATATTTTTCTGTCCATAACATATTTATTCCTCATTTTAATCTAGCCATCTTGACAGTGTGGCAACTGGTTGAACCGGAGTTCGCTTTGTTCGTCTCTTCTTCTCTGGTAGTTTTAGTAGTCTCAAGTCTGAGTTACTAAGGCTTTTCCTACAGTAGTCTTTGAAATCATCGTTTTTCAATAAGTCTCTAAATAAATAGACTTGAGAATCACGCATTTTTAGTTTCCGTAAAATTTTCGGTATTGGAGAATAAGCCTTTCTTTGTGGTGGAGACATCTTTCTATGCATTCTACCATCATGACAATACGCAAGTGTTTCGTAGAAGTAAGACTTGTCCCATCTCCTCTTCACCTTCGCATCGATAAACATCAACTTGTTTGGATGTAAGTTAGGTGCTAACCATGATATGAATTGCACATCAGATGGTTCACTGACCTTCAGCATCTCCATCACCTCATCCCTATCAGAGTTCTTTAGGTAGTCTCCTACCATTGTGAAAATATCTACATCGAAGTTCTTTGGTTCATTGGAGCGTGGTGCAATCTCTTTGATTGACTCCCAAAGTCCCTGTTTCCCTGCTCTCTTCATCTTACACATGTTGTACAACTTCTTTGGTACGTCCTTCTGATTTATGGAAGTGAGAACTACCTGACCCTTGTACTCTAACATTGTTCTACGAATCAAATCCACGTTAGGCTTGTAGTTGCATTCACGGATGATTATACCAGTAGATACTGGAATGCTTAGGTTATCCTCTATGTCATACTCGTTAGCATACTTGACAATGGGATTATCAGAGACATACTCTCTTGCCTTTTCCATTTTGTCTGTTCCGTCTTTGCCAACTATTATTATCGTTCTATTCTGATTCTTCATATTTAATAGGCTCATTAACCCTCACTTCCATAATTTCTTCATAGGCACTATTACAAGCACCACAGTTTACTAGGAGGACATACCATTTTATTTCGTCCTCTTTCTTCACACCTGCCTCATAAGCAAATGTGGAACTACCACATTCTCTACAGCCATCCTTTATCCTATTGAACACATGATGTTCAATTATGTCCTCATCTGTTACGAATGACTCTATCGTTGCTGATACCCCATGTTTCTTTGTTAGTCCTGTTGCCATCGCTGTCAACTGACAGGTGGTACATAGTCCATGTTCTACTTCTCTGAGATTACATTTAGGACAGAGCATTAGTACCCTCCTTCATTTTAATTATCTCAAAGAGACCCTTTTCACTCAGATGTTCTTTGTTAACTAACATCTGTAGTGTCTTTGTGAATATCTTCCACTCACCATTAGTCGGTAGGTCAAGTGGTAGCATCTCCACTAGTCTAGTCAGATTCTGCAATCCACTGATAACTAGTATCGGTCTTGGTCTAGCCTTGTGTTCTGAGTCTTTGTAGTTGGACTCAACTTCGTGTTGTAGCAATGAACGTTTTATTCCTTTCAGGAAGTCAGCCTTGCCACGAATACATACTCTGACTCTGACTCTATAACCAAGACTAGATTTGCTACTGGATACTATGTTCACATCGGGACTTGCCAAGGAAATCAAAACGCCCTTGAGCATATCCCCCGAATACATAGTTCTGCCACTCCCTTGTAGTCATTATATGTTGCTACACAAATCCTCTATATCTTCCAATGTGTTACAATCTGCTGGATATTTGTCATCACGGATTCTGAGTATTCTAGGGAATCTCAGACCATATGTGCCATCCTGATTCTTTGTGACTGAATCACATGTTACCTCTAATACTATTCTAGGTAGGAAATGGAAATTGGTATTTCCCCTGCCATAGACATCCACTATCTTCTTGAGTCGAGAGGACAAGACTGCCATTTCATTCTCGCTTATTCCTGAGCCGACGTTTCCTATCTCGACAAACGAATCATTTGCTTTGACTGATATTCCATAAGTGGCAATCATACTTGCTCTCTTACCCTTGCCATATGCTCCTGATGTTATCACTACATCCAACTCGATTCTAGGTGGTTTATATTTCAAGAGAGAATTAGTTCTTTTAGATTCATATTTAGCATCTAAGTCTTTAATCATAATTCCTTCAAACCCACCACTAACTGCGACGTTGTATGCTGCCAAAATATTACCATGATTGAATCTGGTTGCAATACAGTCTCCCGGTACTACCTCTTCTAGATACTGTAGTCTCTCTTCGTATGGTACATGGAGAACTGAAATCTCATCATACATCATACAATCAAAGGCTACTACTTTGACTGGACACTCTAGGACTGCCTTTGCCTTGTCCTTTGAATGAACTCTAGTTCCTAGACTCTGATGTGGTCTAGGATTGCCATCTGAATCTACTGGATATATCTCACAGTCTACTATGAATGGAAAATCAATCAAATCCCATTTCATACTTGTTACAACATCTGGAAACTGTTCAGTGACTATCTTTCCCTTTCTGTTGAATATGATTACATCATCGGCGTGTCTATGTATCTGATATCTGTTCCCATCATACTTGATATCTATGATGAAGTTGTCAGGTAAGGAACCATTGTATTTCTTAGCAAGCATCGGTTTAATGAATGAACCAAAGACAATGCTAGGTGGTTCCTTATCATTATCAAAGTAATGAATCAAATGGCTTAGTTGGTTCGCTCTTGCAACATCCGTTATGTCTCTGTCATAGAATGATGACATTGCCTTCTCGACTGTCTTTTTGTTTATTCCATTTCTAGGAGTTCTCAGCCAATAGCGAATAAACCACTTGACCTCTAAAGATGTCATTTCATGCAACGCATTTGAAATCTCCACATATGCATTTGAGTCTCTTTTTGAACAGTCTAGTTCTAGCAATGCTAGAATATTACTAATATTCATGTTAGAGTCGGAACCATCAAAATCAAGGAACTGTAGCATTCCTTCACCTAAGTCCATCCACTTATGCGACTCTTCAATTATCTCATCCTCAAAAACACCATACATCTCAGCCAACCACTTGACGGCTTTCTTCTCGCCAATATTATTCATGTTGTAGTCTAAACATAGAATATTGACTAATAACTCTCTATTACTAGTATCTAGACTAGATAATGTAGATGCTATGATTTTTATCTTTCTCGTTGGTGTTGAGTTCTCTAGTGCCTCACACATCCTGCTGAACGCTATCATTTTCATTATTATTCCTCATTTTCATTACTTTATCTAATGCCTTGTAGACATCAACTAACTCATCCATGTTCATCCTAACGCCCTTTGACGTTGGGGAACTATTCTTATGCCATCTGATATCAACGATATCTATATTCCAATAGTTGCCAGTCTTAACTATCAATTCACTAACTGCATCTCTTGGTATTCTTACTATTATCTTATCATCCTTCAAGCCAACCACCCTTAAACTGCTGTAAGTTCTTCCACGATTTGAAGTATCGTGGAGACTCTTGCTCATCTATTCTGTGTGCTACCCATACAACTCCACCAAGACTACTAATCTTGACTAACTCGTATGTTCTTCCCTCAACCTCAAACATGTCCTCTGTCTGAACATCAGGAATCAAACCAAACTTCTGTGATAGTTCATTGGCAATCTCATCCATGTGTTCAGCGATATACTGAACAATCAGATGACGTTGTATTGGTACTTTAGCATCCACTGTAACTTTGATTTTACCATTCATCTCACAAACTCTGCACTTATTGCCCTCACAAATCGGGCAAGGTATCTCCGCAGGAAGAGGAGCAGGAAATCGTATTGTTACTGCTTTCTTCATCTTACGCACACTCATCGCCGAACCACTCTCTAAATTCGACGGTGTATGTAAGAGTCATATTCTTATCGAAAGCAGGTGAAACTAAACTAGCCTCTCCGAATGCTGGTAGATGCTTGGTATCATCAATGAAGACCAACACTGTTTGATTATCTATTTCTTGTGATATATATCCATAATCAACATCATATGTTAGGTTTTCAAAGATGATACTATTCCCGTCCACTGTGAATACCAAATGCTCTGCATGATAAGAATAGGACTTAACTTGAAGCAATGCACTATCATTCCCAAATGTCACGTTCAATGACTCATTTGCATCTAATTCCTGCACACCATCTAAAGTTTGGTAATCAGGATATGTGCAGTCACCAAATATTTCACCCGGCTCTGGTAAAGCCTCGGTGCAACCTGCAAGCAGTATTGTAGTTATCAACAAAGAAAATACGGTTTTCATGTCAGTCGTCATGTTACTCAGCCCAACCGAACAGTCGGTAGGATATATATTTTGCACCTAATAGAAAACAAAACCAAACTCTTCTAAAGTGGTTTGTCTGCTATTTTCCATTGTTAGTTTAATTCTCATCATAATCCCTCTTTTCATTCATGTACTGTTCCTTCAGATGAGCAATTCGCTCCTCATCATGCTTCGTGTCTCTCTGTAGTGTACTTAGTAGTTTAATTATTTCATCCAACTTTCTTTCCACTGCTCTTTCGTGTCTATTGTATCTTTTCATATTCCCAAATCCTTGTGTGCTATCATGCTACTTGTGACTACATCTAATGCAAACTCTCTCGTATATCCCATCTTTTCATTTGCTTCATCACATGCTTCTTGACACTCTTTCTCTGTTGTTCCCCAATAGTAAGGTAGTGAACCGGGGCTATCTCCATTCCTACATGGGATATGTCCGGCCACTCCCTCGTAGACTATACTTGGGATGTAGTGCTTGACTCCATCAATAACATCATAGTCTCCTCCTACCCAATATACAAATCTGTTACTCATTCTTCCCCACCTTCTTCTATTGTTCTCATTATCTTCTTGTCAGCATATCCATAGGATACATCCATACCGAATCCTGTCTCATGCATTATTTGCATTAGTGCAATCATTCTATCCTCGATGTGATGCGGTGGGTCACATGGCTCACCATCAACATCGTACTGCAATGCTATTGTGTAGAACTTCTTACTCATTCTTCTTCACCCTTCAATACGTCTTCAGCGACCTTTGCCCACTGAGGTTTATCTTCAGGCTTGTATTCATGTGGTCTATACAACATGAAGTTGACTTTCTTCGCTATTTCATTTTGAACGTTGTAGGCTATGTATTGGTCTTTACCTAATACAACTGCACAACCTAGCATCCTCCTCCATGTATTGATTGTTCTCCAATCAGTGCCACTGAAGAAGGCGTTTCCGAATGGATGCGTATGTATCCAACACTTCAATGGCAACTTCATGCCACCTAGTTGTTCCTCTTGGTCTTTGAAACTAACAAATCCAAAAGTACCTACGCTAACGTATACATCGTCTTTAGAATCGATTATCACTTGCACCTCTCTTGGTGAGTCGAATGCGTGTAGTGACTTCTCCCATATCACAGAGTAGAATGCCTCTGTATCATCATCGGGATATGGATACTTGATATCAGTGTTTGAAAAGACGGTCTTGATATCCTCAATCCAATTCTCATCCTTTATCTCTAATCCTTCAATTCCATTATTATCATATTCTGTTTCATCTGTTTTCATTTTGATTCCTCCATTGCCTGTTTCAGTCTAATTGGCAAAACTATTGTCATATTGCACTCACTGCAACATTCACCGTCATTGACGGGTTGGGCATTATGTCCACCTGCCCAATATGGTTCTCCATTCTCTTTGTACTGTATATCGATATTCTTACCACATATACTGCATATCTTCATTTCTATTTTCATTTATACTCCTCCTAAGTTTTCTATCATTTCATCCATTGAATTCTCAAACTCATGGAATGCTCTGTGACCTGCGATGAATCCACCTGCATGTCTCTTTGTTCCTAAGAACTCCTCACCACAGACAGGACAACAAACCTTGACTATCTCTGCTTGGATATAATACCCATCTGTGGCGATTACAGTCTGTATGTGTCCTATGTCTTCTTCTGTTAAATTGTCTATTGGACTGTCATCCTCTGTCATACTTTCACCTTCATATATTGTCGAAGTGATTTAATTGGTCTTGGTGGGGCCAATCGAGGTTCCTCAACAACAACCTCTTGTTTCTTTTTCTTTACGTCTTTACTATCTACCTTAACTCGTAGAAGCACATCTCTTCTATACTGTTCCTTCCACATCACTTGAATACAGTCATTGCAGAACCTTCTGCTATCTGCCAAGTGTTCGGGAACAGGCTCATCCTCTTTACCACAAAGAGTCTTTCCTAATATTGAGAAGCAGATGTACTTCACTCCTCCTCCTCCATCTTAGTCTTTACATCTTCTATCTCTCTTACTAGCCACCTCACAGTAGCAGAGTCAACATCTCTTCTATTGACTATGTTCAGAGCCTTCTCCAATCCTCTTAGTTTACCCATGAGATAGAACTTGTAGTCAGGAGTCATTCTTCTCTCTCCTTCTTGAAGGCGATTGGTGATAACCAGTATTCAGCATCGGATACTCGCTCCTTCTGTGTTTCTATCAGACTCAAAACGTACTCAAGTGCCTCAACCCAACCCTCTGTGTCGGGTTCCCAGTAATACTCTAAGTCAGCCTTCTTAACTTTCAACATCCCTTCTATCTCTTCTACTAACTTACTCATTCTTCTTTCCCCCTATATGCAGGATGCTTCTTCGGCAACCTGTGCAGTCTCTTCTCTATCTTGTTGTTAATGATGGATGCAACTTCATTGACACCATCCTCCCAACGCTTTTCTAGTTGAGAGTAATACTTGTCGCCTTTATGTTGAAGCACCATCTTCTCCTCTAAGTCAGACAAGTCAATCTTATCCATGAGGTGTTTGAATACCTCATACTCAAC